ATCTACGGCGATAAGCGCAGGAAGTATTGCAGTCATGAATGCTACATTGCCGACAGGTTCAAGGGCGGTGACTGCAATGAGTAAGGAGGAATTAAGAAACGAAAAGCTCTATCAGACCACCATGCACCTTGCCAGGAAGATGCTCATTGAGGGTATTATTTCGGAGGTAGAGTATCGTCAGATTGATACAATCTTTCTTGAGAAATACAAGCCTGTTTTCGGCACATTATTTTCTGATATATCGTTGACTTCTGAGGCGTAAAGAGTGATGTATAGTGTCGGAAAGGAGTGATTTCATGGCAAAAATTACAAGGGTCGATCAGACAGTGCCGACCATAAAAACGAAGAAGAAGGTCGCTGCCTATGCCCGCATTTCAATGGAATCGGAACGCATGAACCATTCCCTCTCCGCACAGATCAGCTACTACAGTTCCCTGATACAGAAGAATCCTGACTGGCAGTACGCAGGCGTGTTCGCGGACGATGGAATAAGCGGTACGGGGATAGCCAAGCGTGATGAGTTTAGGCGCATGATCGAAGCTGCTGAAAACGGCGAAATCGACATCATCCTCACGAAATCGATTCAGCGGTTCGCCAGGAACACGGTGGATTTGCTGGAAACGGTACGGCACTTGAAGGGTATCGGCGTGGAGGTGCGGTTCGAGAAGGAACACATAAATTCCATGAGCGGTGACGGTGAGTTGATGCTAACCATCCTCGCATCCTTCGCACAAGAAGAAAGCCGTAGTCTTTCGGATAACTGTAAATGGGGTATCAGAAAGCGGTTTGAGAAAGGCATACCAAACGGACACTTCCGGGTGTACGGCTATCGCTGGGAGGGCGATGAATTGGTTATCGTGCCGGAGGAAGCGGTAATTGTGCGGCGCATTTTCCAGAACTTCCTTGACGGCAAGTCAAGATTGGAAACGGAACGGGAGTTTGCCGCAGAGGGCATTACCACGAGAGAGGGCTTTCGTTGGGTGGATTCCAACATCAAGGTAGTTCTCACGAACATAACTTATACGGGCAACCTCCTCCTGCAAAAGGAGTTCGTATCCGATCCTATTTCAAAAAAGCGGATAAAGAACAAAGGACAACTTTCACAGTATTATGTTGAGGATACACATCCTGCCATCATTGACAAAGCTACTTTTGATTATGTGCAGGCAGAGATTGCAAGACGTAAAGAACTGGGACCGAGGGCGAATAAAAGCCTGAACCTCACCTGCTTTTCCGGAATGCTGAAATGTCCAGATTGCGGTATAAGTTACGCCCATAACAAGCGCACGGACAGAGGCATTATGGAATATTGGTCTTGCGGATCAAGAAAGAAAAAAGGTGGCAGATGTACTGTCGGCGGTAGTATCAATCATGAGAATCTGAAAAAAGCGTGTTCCGAGGTTCTCGGACTGGATGAGTTCGATGAGGACGCTTTTCTCGACAAGGTGGACTACATCAATGTGCCGAAGCGGTATGTGCTTGAATTCCATTTGAAAAATGGCGAGGTCATTACGAAGGACTGTCCGAACACAGGACACCAGGATTGCTGGACGGCTGAGTATAGAGCCAAGACTTCTGAAAAGCGCAGGAAAAAACCGAATTGTAAAGGCTCTTCTGTCATGACTGGCAGAATCAAGTGTGCGCAATGCGGATGCAATTTCCGCAAGGCGTCACAACAGTCAGCTACCTCGGAGAGCGGAAAGGCTTATTACTGGCGATGCGCCGAGCATAACGGCTGCGGTACAATTGGCTTCCGGGAGGATTTGCTTAAGCCATTCATATCAGAAACAATTGGGACTACAGAATTTAGCGATAGCGAATTCGATAGGCAGATAGACCACATTGATGTGCTTTCCACATCGGAGATGGTTTTCTATTACAAGGACGGAAGGACGGTTAAACGCACATGGGAACAACCCAAACGAATTGGAAGACCGTGGACGGATGAGCAGAGAGCGAAGTTCAAAGAATCCATGAAGGGCAGATACACACCGGAAGTACGGCAGCAAATGAGCGAACACATGAAACAATTACGAAAGGAGCGTGGTAAAGCATGGCGCAAAGAAAAGTAACGGCTATTCCGGCTATCATCAACCGGTACACAGCTGCACCAATCAATAGCACAAAGAAGCGCCGTGTTGCAGGATATGCCCGCGTTTCGACCGACAACGAAGACCAGACCACAAGCTATGAAGCACAGGTTGATTACTACACAAATTACATCAAAAGCCGTGATGACTGGGAGTTCGTTGCCATATACACGGATGAGGGCATCTCGGCAACAAATACAAAAAAGCGCGAAGGCTTTAAGACGATGATTGCCGATGCTCTTGCCGGAAAAATTGATCTCATAGTGACAAAGAGCGTGAGTAGATTTGCTCGAAATACGGTTGACAGCCTTACCACGGTGCGAAAACTGAAGGATGAGGGCATTGAGATATATTTTGAAAAGGAAAACATATGGACGCTGGATTCCAAGGGCGAGTTGCTCATCACTATCATGTCGAGTCTTGCCCAGGAAGAGAGCCGTTCCATTTCTGAGAATGTTACCTGGGGACAGCGCAAGCGCATGGCGGACGGCAAGGTCAGCTTTGCTTACAGTCGCTTCCTTGGTCTGGATAAGGATAATGAGACAGGCAAAATTGTAGTTAATCCCGAACAAGCAGAAATCGTGCGTCTGATTTTCCGCCTGTTCCTTGAGGGTATGACGCCACACTCCATAGCCGCGGAACTGACGCGCCGTGGTATAAAGACTCCTACAGGCAAGGATGTGTGGAATCAACAGACGGTGCGCCGGATGCTCTCAAATGAGAAGTATAAAGGAGATGCACTTTTGCAGAAGGAGTTCACGGTAGATTTTCTTGAGAAAAAGATGAAAAAGAATGAAGGAGAAGTTCCTCAGTACTATGTGGAGGGAAACCACGAGGCAATCATCAGTCCTGCGGTGTTCGACATGGTGCAGGCAGAGATTGCAAAACGCACCAAGGGCGGCACTCGGTACAGTGGAGTGAGTATCTTCTCCAACAAAATTAGATGTGCCGACTGCGGCGGCTGGTACGGAGCGAAAACCTGGCATTCCACAGACCGCTACCGCAAAGTCATCTACCGCTGCAACCGCAAATACAATGGTGAGAAGTGTCAGACTCTTCATGTCACTGAGGATGAGGTTAAAACTGCATTCGTTTCAGCATACAATAAACTTGTGACGGAGAAGAAGGAAATCATCGCCAACGCGGAAATCATTCGTAGGACGCTTTGTGGAACCGATACCCTACGAGAAGAAAAAAGCAGGTTGGAGGACGAGATGTCTGTGCTTGTAGAAATGACACAGAACATCGTGGCAGAGAACGCTCGTATTGCGCAGGATCAGGACGAATACCAGAAACGATATAATGGGCTTGTTCAGCGGTATGATGCGGTGAAAGCACGGTACGATGATGTGGTGGCCACCATCTCCGCCAAGGAAGCACAGAGCGAACGGCTGGAAAACTTCATCAAGGTGCTGAAAGCACAAGACGGCACCATCCGGGAATTTGACTGTAGCCTTTGGGGCAGCATGGTTGAGTTCCTTACGGTCGGGAGGAACAAGGAAATAACGGTTACCTTTCGGGACGGAACGGAGATACAGGCATAACAGATACACATACATGAATGGCACTCGACTACGGTGGAGTGCCTTTTTTATTATGTGATTGAATTATTGTAAAATTCATGTTACAATAAATTGCACAATTAGTACAATTTATTTCACAATAGTTAGACGAGGTGAAGTTAATGCTGAAGAACAATATTGAAGTCGATGTAAAGGTAAAATGTATAGAAGCAGGAACCACGCAGGCAAAGCTGGCGGAAGACGTGGGCACCACTCCGTCCTATGTGAATCGGCTCATAAAGAAAAACGAGAATATTGTAAATAAGACTTTCGTACAGATGCTGGAAACGCTGGGATACGATATTGAATTGAAATATGTAAAGAGAGACTAAAAAATTCATTTTAGGAGAACGAGTATGAAAATAGAAATGGGTGAATCACTCTTTTATTCTTGGCTGCGTCATGTAAAAGAGTGTCAAATAGTACAAACCAACTGGAAGGTGTCCTCGCAGTGGCAACTATCTGATGCAGATACACTTGAAAAACTGATGGAACTGGTGGATAAACATTATTCGGAGAAACATAACTATTCTATTTTCAAGCAGAATACATCATTGTCCCAGCTACTGCAGCAGGGTGAATGTGATGTGTTGGGAATATCCATTCAGCCCGATGAAACTACATATTATGCTGTAGACGTTGCGTTCCATGAGGCAGGCCTTAACTACGGCAATCGTGATATCACAGTAATGAAAGTGCTTGAGAAATGTGCAAGAACAGCATTTTGCCTGCACGGGTACTTATCTACCAAGGAGGCAGAGATTATTTTCGCATCCCCGAAAATAAATTTGTCTGTGCTTTCCGATCTGATCCCTTGTGTGGAAGAACTTAACTTGCTGTTTGCCAACAATGGCTATGATTTTACTTTCCGCGTCATTGCCAACGAAGAGTACAATGACCTGGTTTTGAAACCTATTCTTCTGGTAAGTGATGGTGTGGCAGATACCTCTGAACTATTTTTACGCAGTTATCAGATGTATAAAATGTTCTCCGATGTGAGAACCACAGCCAGAACAATAAGAAACACCACATCTACTCTCAAATTAGAGCATTTGGAATATGATTATACAGATGCGGATGTATATCAAGAATTGAAAATTGGACAGCTTGCTCAGAAAGTGCTGGGAAGAATGCTGTGTGATGGTTGTGCTTCAGATGAGGAAATTGTTGCAATGCAGACTGCAGAATATAGCAAGCAGCATTTTGATTTACAGTATCCGCTTTTAAAGCTGGCAACCGAGGCAGAAACACCACTTCATTATTATGCTAAGCCGATAGAAATCAATGGTACTCGCTATCGAATGTGCTGCGAGTGGTTTGAGAAAAAGGGTGCCAATAATGATAGACCGTATCTTTTGAAGTGGATTGAAAGCCATAAAAAACAATAGTGAGGTGTGCCTGTGGAGTTGTTATTGAATAGTGTTTTGAATCTCACCAAAGAAGAGATTGATAATAGTAAAATTGAATTTAATATGCAAGCCGGTAGCGGTGGTCAGCCGTTTCTTGATAGATGGCTCAAACACAGCGATGCAGAGAAAATAGCCGGAACTTGCACTGATTGTTCATATTGGGGATGGTACGGCAAACAGCGTAATTTTTATCCGGGACAGTGGGTATTCAGCTTTGCCCGTATGACCGATGATGAATGGCTTCTGATTTCGGCTGCAGAAATTATAGAAGTGTCTGTCGATACATGGGCAACCGTTAATGTGCTGGAAAGGTTCGTGCCGCTGTTTGGCAGACTGGTAATTAAATGTCGAAAAGGCAATACATTCTCAAGATATGTATTCAACCTCAGTAAGTACCTTGAGCAAGCAACTGTAAAGGAAATACTTTCGTGCTTATATAGTGGTGAAAATTTTGAGGGATATGATCGAGTTCATTTGCCGTATCACCGTCTGGCTGACATTTTCCATGGAAGAATACTGCCTACATATTATGAAGCACTAAAGAAGATAACTGGGGTTTATTGTCTGACTGACACCCATACCGGGAAACATTATATTGGCTCTGCTACCGGTGAAGGAGGGGTTGCTCAAAGATGGGGTAACTACCTTGATTCTAAGCACGGCGGAAACAAAAAGTTGATTGCTCTGTATGAGAAGAAAGGTTCCGAGTACTTTGAAAAGTATTTTTCATACACACTCCTTGAGTATTTTGGTCTGTCATATGACCCTATAAAAATATTAGAGCGTGAGCAATACTGGAAGATGTGCTTGGACACAATTAAGAACGGCTATAATGATAATTAAGGCGGTGAAACCAGATGCTAATAGCTTTAATATCCTGCAGCAAAGAGAAGAAAAATTATCCGTGCCCCGCGCATGAACTCTATTCTGCCAGCAACCTGTTTTCACTCTCATATCAATACGCAAAAAAATACGCAGACAAGATTTATATTCTATCTGCGAAATACGGGTTAGTTGCAGAGGACTGCATACTTAAGCCTTACAACCAGACATTGAACGAAATGGGACGTCAGCAGCAGTTGTCATGGGCGAATAGTGTGTTGCGAGCTTTACAGAAGGAATGTGATATCGAGTCTGACAGTTTCATTCTTCTTGCCGGAAACACTTATTGCAGGGATTTGGTTCCCCATCTGCCGAATCACAGTCTGCCTTTAGCTGGGCTACGTATGGGAGAACGCATGGCGTACTTAAAAAAACTTCTGAATGATTCAACTGAGCATATCCCGAATACAATGTGTGACCGCTTGCATAAGCTGTTTTGCTCAATGCCCCGTTATACCTGGGAACAGATTCGAGAGGTTCCGTTTACCAACGGAATTTACATAATCTTTGAAAAGGGCGAGCAGTATCGCGGAATGGAGCGTATTGTCCGGGTGGGAACGCACACTTCTTCTGACCGTTTGAAAACTCGGTTGTTAAACCATTTTGTTAATGAAAATCATGATGGCAGCATTTTCAGAAAGAACATAGGTAAGGCTATTTTAAATGCTCACTGTGATCCGTACCTGGCAAACTGGACAATAGACACATCTAAACCTGAAAATCGTGCTTATTGGGATGTTGATAAAAATGCAGACACAGAGCGTAGGGTCAGCAAATTCCTGCGGGAGAATTTCACCTTTACGGTTTTCCAGGTGACGGACAAGGTTGAGCGCCTTAGAATGGAAGAGGCTATTATTGCAGCGTTGAATGCAGAACCGGAATTTATGCCAAGTCTGAAATGGTCCGGGCGTTACAGTCCCGAACAAGAAATCCGTGAAAGTGGTCTGTGGCTGAAACGCGGATTGAACGGAAAACCGTTAACCGAAGAGGAGTTTAGCAGATTGTTAGAATTGTGTGGGCAAAGACCGCAAATCATAAAAGCGGAAACTTCTAATCCAACCATGTCTAAAAGCCAAACACCGGCTTCCAAAGTGCCTGGGCAATCTTGCGGTAAATATGCTTCTTTGCTGCAATTCCTGCAAAGACAAACAGCGCAGCGGGTTGTTATGACGTATGCTGAAATAGAAGGTATCTTGGGATTCAAACTACCAAACAGCGCATATAATTACACGATGTGGTGGAATCCAAAGGGTCACCCTCATTGTCAAGCATGGCTACAAGCAGGATTTAATGTGGCGGATGTTGCTGAGAGCATTCGTACTAAAATAGTCACCTTCGAGCGTACATAAAATATAAATCTATTAATAACTCCTTACTACCAATGCGGTGGTAAGGAGTATTTTTTATACCTTTATTCCGTAACGGTGCATACGGCATCGTTATGAGGGGTGTGCAAAAATGCACCTGTGCGGGTGCATCGTTAAGGAGTAAGAATTCTGCTTCGTTATATTGTATCAATTAAGATACGGCAACAGACCCATGCTGCGGAAGCGGAGGCATGTTTGTCCAGTCGGTAAAGTTTGTTGA